ATACGAACATATGCTGCCAGCTTTGAGGAAATGGAGCTGACGTGTGAGAAGGTGATTGCAAATGGCCACAGTAAAGATTGACCAACTCGCTGCCGAGATAGCCAAGGGCCTTGCCGAATATTCTCAGGACGTGGTCGAGAAGGTCAATGTATCAAGCGAGAAAGTCGGAAAAGCCGCAGTTAAGCGGCTCAAGCAAACATCCCCGAAAAAGACCGGTCAGTATGCAAAAAGCTGGACCATGAAAACCGAGAAAGAGATTGGTCAACCACATAAACGAATTATTCATGCTAAAGCTCCTCATTATAGGCTGACGCATCTTCTTGAACACGGTCACGCTAAAGTTGGCGGTGGCAGGGTGGAAGGCAAGCCGCATATCAGACCAGCGGAGGAAATGGTTATCCGAGAGTTTATGGCTGAGGTAGAGGAGGCGATCAAACGTGGATGAAGTGACATTGTTTAACTTGCTTAAGTCTACCGGGCTGCCGGTAGCGTATCATCATTTTGTATCGCCACCTGCTCCGCCGTATATCGTTTATCTATTTAGCTATAGTTCTAACTTTGGGGCAGACAATAAGGTATATCAGAAGAAACCAAACTACCAGGTAGAATTATACACAACGGAAAAAGACCCGGTCCGCGAAAAGCTGATAGAGGACCTTTTCGATGAGCACGACATCTATTGGGAGAAATCCGAAACCTATATCGACAGTGAGGGCCTGTATCAGGTCCTCTATGAAATATAAGGAGGTAAACAGAAGTGAACAACAAAGTCAAATTTGGGCTTAAAAACGTGCATTATGCAGTTGTCACGGAAACAGGTGGTGAAATAACATACGATACGCCAAAACCTATCAGGGGAGCCGTCAATCTGACCCTGGATGCCGCTGGCGAGCCTGTAGAATTCTATGCCGATGACGGCATCTATTTTGAGGAAAAAACTAATGATGGCTACACCGGTAGCCTGGAAATGGCGCTTATTCCTGACGAATTCAGAGTTGATGTTCTGGGCGATGAACTTGACGCCAACGGTGCCTTAATCGAAAACAAGGACGCCAAAGCAAAGTATTTTGCGCTAATGTTTGAGTTTGATGGCGATGCAAAGAAAATGCGGCATGTGCTGTATTACGTCCTTGCGTCTAGGCCCAGCGTAAGCGGTAGCACCAGAACCAACACCAAAGAACCGCAAACTGAAACAATGAATATAACAGCACGACCGGCACCAGATACAGGAGATGTTAAAGCAAAAGTTCCTCAAGGTAGCGCTGCATATGACACATTTTTTGAGTCCGTATATACCAAAGCTCCGGAGGCGTAATATATGGAAAAGATACTTACAATTGATGGGCGCCAAGTGCGGTTTAAGAGCACTGGCGCCTTTTTGCTTCGCTACAAGGCGCAATTCGGACGGGACGCGATACAGGACATTTTCAAATTAGAGGGTGCTTTTAAAGGCAATGAAATTGCCAATGTAGATGTCCTAGATTTGGAAATATTTTTCAACCTAGCTTGGACATTAGCAAAAACAGCAGACCCAACTATTCCTCCACCGATGGAGTGGTTAGATGGGTTTTCTGAGTTTCCTATCATGGATATCATTCCTGAAATATCAGATATGATATTCAGCAGCATTACAACTAAGGTTGAAAGTAAAAAAAAATAGACCATGAAGATGGAGCCCCTCTCGAGTTGACGACAGAACTGGTAATGCTCCGGGCCATTGAGAGGGGGCTAACCTTGCGTGATTTTGAGCATTTAACGCTTGGTATGCTTCTTGACTACATCATCACATACAACAATGAGCGTCTCAATGATGCCGATGGGGATACCCGGGAAACCGTAAGGCAGGCTACCCAGGTTGATTTTGACCGGTTTTAATTGCGGGATACTTCCAGCTTTTCTTGCAGTCCTGACATTGCAATTGGTTTTTTGCAAATGGAGATATAACCATGAGCAGCAGACCAATAATAATTCCTGCGATTCCGACAGGCGGAATTATCAGCAGCCAAATACTTATACCTAATAAGCAGAAACCGAGAACAAAGAAGAAGCATCCTCCCCGGGATTCGACACGCTTAGAGCCGCAGCGAGGGCACGGCTCCCATTTGTCTTGTTTTTGTCCCTGTGTCATTACAATACCTCCTTTAGTTTTTATTTGCGAGATATTCCTTAAGGATTGTTTCTATTAAATTGTTTAAGCTTCTATTTTCTTCCTTTGCTATTCGTGTTAGTTCTTCTTTAACTGACTTTTCGATAGTAATAATCGTTCTGGTTTTACTTTTTGATATAGTCATTAGAATCACCCCTATGATGTAATTATATTGGTTTATCATGGTATTGTAAAGGTGATAACACAGCATATTTTTTTTTGTAAAAAGGTGGTGAGTACAATAGCTGGGAAAATCAAGGGTATCACCATCGAGATCGGCGGTGATACGCAGAAATTAAATAAGGCTCTCGAGGACGTGAACAAAAAGACCCGGGATGTCCAATCTGAATTAAGACAAGTCGAGCGCCTTCTAAAACTCGACCCCGGAAATACCGAACTTGTGGTGCAGAAGCAGAAACTCCTGGCTGAAGCAGTTGAAAACAGCCGGGAAAAACTCGACCGCCTTAAAACTGCCCAGGAGCAGGTCAACGAGCAATTCCGCAAGGGTGAAATTAACGAAGAACAATATAGGGCCTTCCAGCGCGAGGTAGTCAAGGCCGAGCAAGAGCTGGCGAAGTTTGAGAAGCAACTGCGCGAAACCGGGCTGACAGCCGAGCAAGTCGGGCAAAAACTCAAAGACGCCGGTCAAAAAATGACCGATGTGGGCAAGAACCTGACCATGAAGGTTACTGCCCCAGTTCTTGCCATAGGGGCCGCGGCAACAAAGTTGGGCATGGACTTTGAGGCGGCCATGAGCGAGGTTGGCGCCATCTCCGGCGCTACCGGTGAGGACTTGGCCAAGTTGGAAGCACTGGCCAAAGAGATGGGGGCCACCACAAAGTTTAGCGCCAGTGAAGCCGCCGAAGGCTTGAAATATATGGCTATGGCTGGTTGGGATACACAGCAAATGTTAGCCGGCTTGCCAGGGGTGCTAAACCTTGCAGCCGCTTCAGGTGAAAGCCTAGGGACCGTTTCCGACATCGTGACTGATGCCATGACTGCCTTTGGCATGGAAGCCGCCAGAGCCGCTGAGTTTGCGGACATACTGGCGGCGGCGTCCAGCAACGCCAACACCAACGTTGGTATGCTTGGTGAGTCGTTCAAATATGTTGCTCCTGTAGCCGGGGCTCTGGGCTACGAGGCAAAAGACGTGGCCATTGGATTAGGCCTCATGGCCAATGCCGGTATTAAGGCATCCCAGGCCGGTACGGCTATGCGCTCTATGCTGACGAGGCTTGTCAAGCCGACCAAAGAAAGCGGCATGGCTATGGATCAGCTGGGCATATCCCTGACTGACAGCGAAGGCAGGATGAAGTCTTTTGCTCAGATAATGGACGACATGAGAGGGGCGTTTCAAAAACTAGACCCCGACCAACAGGCCTTTTACGCTGCACAGATTGCCGGACAGGAAGCCATGTCTGGGTTGCTAGCTATTGTAAATGCCTCGGAGGCAGATTACGCCAAGCTGTCTGATGCAATCAATAACAGCGCGGGGGCAGCTCAGCGAATGGCCGACGAGATGCAGGACAACCTAAAGGGCCGCCTGACTGAGCTAAAAAGTGCCATTGAAGGTGTGGCACTGCAGCTATATGACCACCTCCAACCGGCATTGGAAAAGATTGTAGAGGTAGTCCAGAAGTTAGTCGCTTGGTTTGCTAATTTATCTCCCGGTGTGCAGCAAACCATTATAATTATTGCCGGCCTAGCTGCAGCGATCGGACCCCTGCTAGTTGTCTTGGGCGCCATGGCCTCTGGTCTCAGCGCGATTATTGGTATTCTGCCGGTGTTGGGAGCGGCATTAACTGCGCTGACTGGCCCCGTTGGGCTTGTTATCTTGGCAATCACTGCCCTAGGAGCGGCGATCGCCTGGATATACAACCAGTGGAAAGAGAACGGGGAGAAGTCAAAAGCATTGCTCAAGGAATTTTCGGATAATGTGAAGCGAATTTTCGAGGACGTAAAAACGTGGCTGGTCAATACCTGGAATAACATCAAAGATTTCTTCAAAAAATGGGGAGACGAATTACTGCTTATTGCAACCGGCCCGGCCGGCTGGGCGGTCCTCTTGGGGCGGAAAATAGCAGAGAACTGGGACTCTATTAAGGCAAAAACCAGCGATGTTTGGGAAAATATCAAGACTGCTATTACTAGACCAATAGAATCCGCAAAACAGACGGTATTAGGCATCATCGATACAATCAGAAATGCCTTCGCAAATATGCGGATAGAGATTCCCAGACCCAAACTGCCTAAAATCAGCGTTGATTGGCGCTCAGTGGGTGTCGGCAATGCAAAGGTAAGCATCCCTGACTTTAACATCAACTGGTACAAGACCGGGGGTATATTCGCCCGCCCCAGCATAATCGGGGTCGGTGAGGCAGGGACAGAGGTAGTAGCTCCCCTCGATAGGCTACCTGGCCTGATAGCAGATGCACTCAGAGATGCTATGGGAGGCGAGCAGGTAGCTATGGCTGGCGGGATCACCGTCCAGAATATGTATGTTAGGAACGACCAGGACATCAAGCTGGTGGCTAGAGAACTGTACAACCTGCAACAACAGAACGCGAGGGGGAGGGGATTAAAATAGCTTACGGTTTTAGTTTCAACGGTCGACATTGTAGTGAGTTTGGGGTTATCATGCGCTCCAGAAACCGGCAACTCCTCCCCGAGCCCAATGACAAATATATGCAAGTACCGGGTCGGCAAGGAAGTATACTATTCCCAGGAGGGTTAGCAGATCGACGAATAGAGATAGATTGCGCTTTTAGGGGAAATAAGTTGCTGGATTTACGGATTAGAGCGCGGGAAATAGCCGCCTGGCTGTATACAGAAAACAGAGAGATATTGAGCTTTGATGATGAGTCAGAAAAGTATTATCGGGGTAAATTAGCACAGGCGATAGACTTTGAACATCTAGCTGTTATGGGGCAATTTAGCCTTATTTTTGTATGCGAACCCTTGGCCTATGGTGCGGAGGTATTAGCCAGCTTTATAAACGATACTGCAACCGTA